AATAAGGCTAATGCTGCTAAAATTCTTAAAGGAAAGAAAGCTATTCCTGAAGAGATTAGAATGTTAATGGGTGAGTACGAAGACCCGTTTGTTAACTATGCAAAGACTGTATCTAAACTAAATCAAACCATAGCAAACATTGATTATGAAAAAGATATAGTTGATCTTGCTAATAAAGGATTGATACAGGGTGTAAGAACCAGCAAGTCTTCCAGTAGAGACTTTGTTCCTGTAGGAGATAGCCTACCATTAAGAAAAGATATTGATCCTAAGTTTGGTATGGACGATATTGATACAGGTATAGGTGGCATCTATGCATATCCTGAAGTTGCTGCTGGTATTATTAATGGTAACGAAATCTTTCAAACAACTATTAAACCACTGCAAGCTTACCTTGCATTGCAGGGCCATACCAGAGCAGCCAAGACTGTCTACAGTCCCACTGCTATTGCTCGTAACTTTATAGGTGCAGGGTGGATGTCGGCTGGTGCTGGATATCTTAACCCACGTAACCTTAGTGAGATACCTAAAGTTATGAAGGGTCTTTATAGAATGAGTGATGAAGACCTTAATGCTGAAATGGAAAAAGGTATTGCTCTTGGTTACCTGCAAAGTGGTACAGACTTAGGTTCTTTCCGTGCAGCACTTAGTGATGCTGGTGATGCTTCTTTCTGGAACTTTACTAACAAAGCTTTGTCTGATAAAAATAGTCTAGCAAAAAGAGCTAAGAAGTTTAATGTTAGTGCTGTTAAATTGTATCAGTCAATGGATGATATGTGGAAGCAGTATGCCTTTCTAAATGAGAAGGGAACTTACAGACAAGTTCTTGCTGATAAGCGTATTAATCCTGATGATGTTGTTAGAAGATTTAACAGTGCCGATGGTAAGCTTATTGAGATAACAAAGCTAGATGAGTATGCTGCTAATGAAGTTGCAAAGCATATGCAGAACTATGCTGGTGTACCACAGTTTGTCCGTACTGCCAGACTACTTCCAGCAGCAGACTTCTTTGCCTTCACCACAGAGATTATCCGTACTCAGAAAAATATTATCAAGACTGCTCTTAAAGATATAAAAGAAGGGCAGCAGTTAATGAAAACTGGTAAGAGAAATGCTGATGGTGCATTGAGAGGTCAGGCACAATCTGTTGCTGGTCAGCGTAGACTTGGCTCTGTCATAGCTGCACAGTCTGCTGCACCTGCACTGGCTGCTGCTGGATATGCAGTGACAGGTATGGATCAACCTGCCACAGATGAGAACGGTAAAGAACTACCATACACAGTCAAGGAAGGTTATGAAGCCTTTGATCAGGAGTGGCAACGTGGTTCAGACTTCCTGTATCTTGGTGTGCCTGAAGATGGCAAGGCCAGAAGAATTAATCTTAGTTATCTTAATCCGTGGTCCAAGACACAAGACCCTATTCGTGCTGGTATAAGAGCATTGTCTTCTGATAGTGATATTGATAATAGTCTTGACGAAGCTTTTGCTAGGTCTGTATGGCAACCTCTTAAAGAAACATTTGGTTTCTCCATGTTGGCAGATGCAGCACTGAGCATGGCGTTTAATGTGGATGAGTTTGGCAGACCTATCTTCAGAGAAACTGATACTGCTGGTGAGAAGTTCAGAAACGGAGTGGTCACAACTCTGGAAACATTTGAACCGGGACTTATTAAAACAGCAAGAGACTTCAGCACATCGCTTAATGCACCAGCTAAAGAAGTAAGAGATACTGTTTTGGGTAGCTATGGTACTCCTGTCGGCTTTACCAGAAGCGGTAGAATGAAAGCTTTTGACGAACAGATTATTGGCCTAAGTGGTATTAAGCCGGAGACTATAGATATTAAAGATACACTTGGCTTTAAGCTCAGTGCCTTGAAACAAAACATGGGTGAGTCTAACAAAACTTTTCAGAGAGCATACCAACAAAGAACTCCTATAACATCTGATGAACTTGTTGAGGCGTATTCAGATGGTATAAGAAAAGAATATCAATATGCAAAAGAAATGTTTGATGTTATTACTAAAGCTAAAAGTATTGGTCTGTCAAATGCAGAGATCATACGTGCTGTAACTGATGATGGGTTGTTCAGTAAAAGACTTGATAAGAAGATGTTATATAATCTAGTTAATCGTGGTGTGTTTGTTCCTGCACCACCTAAGATGAGTGACATCTATAAGTGGGGAATGTCCACAAAGAAACGCACAGGTTCTAAGCCACCTATTGAAGAAGCTCAACAGGAAATATTTAAAATATATCGCCAGTATGCTGGTGCAAGTACAGGAGAAAGATAAGTGTCTAACTGGGAATACTTTACTGAAGATGAGATGCGTTGTAAGGGTACTGGAGAGTGCCACATGGATGAAGAGTTTATGGAAAGGCTTATTCGTTTAAGAAGAGACTA